CTTTCCATTAAAGCCCGGTACTTGAGAGCTACCTTGGTTGAGAAGATCGCAATATCATCCCCTATCATAACGTAATCTTCGAACAGACCTGTGTACCCTGCCTCCCGAGCCGCTACCTGGACTAGAACGTGATGAGTGAGGTCGAATGATGCGAACGACGATAGCGCACCCATTGGCTGTCCGACTGCATAACGCCGAGCTTTACCATCAGGAGCCCAATAGTCACGATTTGTGAGGAGGAACCGCCAATGTTTTGCGAAGTCAGCATTACCAGTCAAGATCCCAAGAGTGTATTCTTGGATCTCTACAGGTAAACGATCAGTAGCATTCGAAAGGTCATAACAGTGTAATTCGGAATTGTCAACGGATGTCCAGTATTTCACTTTATCGGCTGCCTTGTTTTGGTCGTAAACAGCATCAGGACCCATTCTAGCAAGGAATTCTCCCATGGTCTGGTGTAATGGCCGTAATAGAGTCTGCGTCCAGTAATCTAAAAGAGCCACTATTCTCACCTTTCCACCCCACTCCTCGATAGCATGTAGTCGTCCGGTAACCGGTAATCCTCTAAGTGGCACACCCTCTGTGGTCGTAGTTCGGCCCATTACGGTAAGGGTTCCAAATAAATTCCCCATTCCGAGGAAATCGGCCACGTTATAGAAGGCCTCTGTCAACCCCTCATCTGCTATCAGGGCCCGTGCATCAGCCGTCGAAGTCATGATGGCCTTACCATTCGGGCCCCCTTTCATACTAACTACATATCTCCACTTCTTCCCTCTTTGTAACAACCGCTCCTTGAACTCATCGGGTGTAAAGAAGAAACCGGATAGGACGATTTTCATCTGTGCCTTTACTTCTTCCATTTTCGCCTTTCCACTGTAAGGCGCAACTACAGACGTGTAGTCAGGATCCTTTGCCATTACTAACACTCTGTAGCATGATAACATAGATACGACTACTGCAATAAACTTCGTACTATGCTTGCTATGCCGTAGGTCACCAAAAAGCTTCCATTGAAGGGCTAATACGGGTGCCAAAGCCCGTAAAACCTCTGAATACGAACCCCGTTGTAGAAATCGAAACTCTGGATCGAACTTCCCTGGAAGTGGTGCACCCCTGAACCATCCAATATATACAGAATATGCGTCTTTTAATTCCTTGATTAATGTCTCAGGATTAAGCTCTACTTGTAACATCACGAAATCATAGAAAGCGGAACAAACCCCAATTAGATCATTAGCCCATCGTTCTCCCTGGACTCCAATAAGCAGCACAGACATGTTTAAGAGGTTCGCAAGATTATTATCTGATGATTTTCTAACACCTACCGCTTTCAATGGGGTCTGTACAGACGGCAGATCCTTAAATCTCTTGTGAACATTATATGGTATATTAAGAATTTGCTCTTTCATATGGAAATATATAAAATACTGACCAATAGGAATCTCTCCCTGCTGCGTAACCCTCACGCGTATATACGCACCAACGCTCTATGTTTTAGGTCTTTCACCTCCGAAAAGAGAAATCTGTCTTCTATCCCCTTCATGATAACGTAGTCCATAGACGATGGTACTACGTTACCCAATCCCCCTGATTGTAAGTCTCTGAGTTACACCTACATTGGCCGGTAAAGGTCTAACGACCCACTCAGTTATAATGCCTCCACTGCACATGGAGAGAGGTTCTTTTGTTTCGAACCCTGGATAGCTAGACACACCACTTGAATCAACCTAGGTGATCAATCCAAAATTCACCCAAGTACTGCGTAGCCCTTGTTTCCCTGGTTCAGGGTGGAACGACACCCTGGATCAAC